TGCCCATCGCGCAAGCTCGATCCATCGAATTGCCTTCCGCTCTGCAAGATTTGCCACCAAAGACGGACCAACAGAGGTGAATAAAGCTCAGACGTGGGTGCTCGGGGGTGGGCATGAAATTTCAGAGAAGGCCACGCTCCTAGACCAAACTGACACTTGATTCGTTTGCAACCTTCCCGAAAAGTTTTCTAACCGTAAGAGAATGAGAGGTTTATATGAGATGCCCAAACGATTTGTCGCTCGATGCTCGAAAGCATTGGAACCGCATCACGAAGGAATACGAACTCACTTCCGACGCTGCGATGATTCTCGAAACCGCATTGCAGAATTGGGACATGGCGCAGAACGCGAGGGCTCTGTTGCGGAAAGAGGGAATGGTGCTCAACGGTAAGAGGCATCCGGCTGTCGAGATTCAAAAGTTGGGCGACTCTATTTTTCTGCGCTCCATGCGCGAGCTGGGGCTGAATATCAGCGACGCCGGCGATGTAGGCAGACCGCCCGATGCGCTCGGCGCGGATCGGTCTCGCAGTCCAAACGCAACGGAAGGGCAAGAGGTTCTAAGTTTCTAATGCCACCTCTTCGCAGAACGGGATTACGTCGTCGGATCGAATCGACGGACGCGGTACAGAAAGCGCTGGGCTTGCTGAAAGGCGCGGATCGTGTCCTGACCTTTTTTCGCACATTTTTACGGCATTCAAACGGGGACTTTCGAGGAAAGCGATTCGAGCCGCTTCCGTTCCAAGTCGACATCATCAAGGCGATGTTTGATCCTAGAATGCCGGACGGCCGTCGCAAAGTTCGCGAGGCTCTGCTGATGATCCCGCGTAAGAACGGCAAGACGGCCCTCAGCGCTGGGCTTTCCCTGCACGCCTTGTACGACGGCGAACAGTCTGGGCAGGTGGTAGTTGCTGCGAATAGTCGCGATCAAGCCAGTCTTCTCTTCAATGCCGCGGCCGATGCGGTCGAGCAGGATCCGGTCCTGAGGGCTCGGTCGATAGTCTCGCGCTCTGCGAAGCGGATCACAGACCGCGTAAGCCGGAGCACTTTGCGGGCGCTCGCGGCTGAGTCTGGAACGGCGCATGGGCTGGATCTGACGTGCTGGATCTACGACGAACTGCACGCTGCCACGAATGATGAGCTGCTGAATGTTCTGCGAACCTCTGTTGGCGCGCGGCAAGAGCCGCTGGGCGTAGTCATCTCGACGGCCGGCTTCGACCTGGAGAGTCCCCTTGGGCACCTGTACGAGCACGCGAAGCGGTGGGAAGTAGACCCGTCGATTGACCCCTACTTCCATGCTTCGATTTACGAAGCGTCTGAGAACGATGCGTGGGATGATCCTCGGACCTGGCACAAGGCAAACCCGGCCTTGAAGTCGTTTCGTTCTTTGGAAGAGATGGAGATTGCAGCGAATCGAGCGAGGCAGGTTCCCAGTCAGCAAGACGCTTTCAAGCGGCTCTATCTGAACATCTGGACGAGTCAGGAATCTTCGTGGCTGGACCTTGCCGCGTAGGATTCGTACGCCGATGCAAAGTTGAAGGATGAAGATATCGTAGGCAAGACTGCTTACTTTGGCCTGGACCTAAGTAGCAATATCGACCTGACCGCATTCGTTGCAATCGTGCCACTTGAGGACCGGCTGGTAATTAGGAGCTGGAACTGGGTTCCAGCGGACGGTTTATTGGAACGGGAGCAGCGGGATCGAGTGCCGTACCGGAAATGGGTGCAAGAGGGAAGGCTTGAAACGTGCCCTGGATCTGCAATCGACCTTGCATACGTGACGGAGCGCGTGCGAGCCATCGCGAAGGGCTTCAATGTCGCCCGCATTTCTTTCGACCGCTGGGGCAGTACGTCCGTGAGTCAAGAGCTGACTTCGGACGGCCTTCCGCTAGTCCCATTTGGGCAAGGGTTCGCTTCGATGTCCGCTCCGACGAAAGCCCTGCAAACTGCAGTGATGAGACAGAGCATTGTCCACAACGGGTGCCCTTTGCTTCGCTGGCAAGCCGCGAACTGCACAGTCCAAAGCGATGCGGCTGGAAACATAAAGCCAGTGAAGCAGGATCGTTTTCGTCATCGCAAACACATCGATTCGATTGTGGCGGCGGTGATGGCCATGGACAGCGTGAGTCGTTCTGGTGGACCGTCGTTGCTGGATTTTTTATCGAATCCTGTTACTTTGTAGTGCGCGTTTTGTTGTGCTGTGGTAGCTTTCAATGCGGCTAGCGAACCGGGAGATGAGCTAGAAGCATCTGAAACCAAATGCCTACGAAATCATTCTCTCGAAGCACGCTGAACTCAGCGAAATAATCACAAAGTGCGCAACTGAAAACCGCGCCCCCACCACTGAAGAATCCGAAAAACTCAACACCCTCAAAGCTGATATCGACGCGACTCGCTCCGAGTGGGAATCTCGCGGCCGCGCTGCTTTCCTGGCTGGCTTCGCGCCCCTAGCGAAGGCGAATGAAGGTCAGCTCGTCCTCAAGTCGAGCGAGTCTTTCGCAAAGCATCTGGAAGGTAGCTACCCCGACGAATTGAAGGGCCTGTCGATGGGCAAGCTGATTCGCGGATACGTTACCGGCGACTGGATCGGCGCTTCGCTTGAGCAGAAGGCGATGGGCAGCAGTCCGTTGTCTTCGGGTGGCATGATGATCCCGACACCTCTCGCGGCTGACGTCATCGACCTGGCTCGTAATCAGACGCGGGTGCTGCAGGCTGGTGCGATCACGGTTCCGATGACCTCTGCGACGCTGAAATATGCTCGCCTCAGTCAGGATGTTTCGACGGCCTGGACCGCTGAAGCTGCGAACATCGCTCTCAGCTCCGCTGCCTTCGATGCGGTGACGTTCACTTCGCATAAGCTGGCCGCACTCGTCGCAATCGACAATGAGCTGCTTGAGGATGCCACCAACGCCGATGCAGTCGTACAGTATTCGATTGCGAAGGCTCTTGCCATGGCGCTCGATTATGCGGGTCTCTACGGTACTGGCAGCGGTCCGCAGCCTCTAGGTCTGCACGGCATCGTGCCAGCTCTGGCGGCTGCTGGTGCCCCCACCTACGACGTGTTCTTGAATGCGATTGCCGCTGTGCGTGGCGCGAACTTCGAGCCCAACGCGGTCATCTACAACGCTCGCACAATCAACTCGCTATCTCGCCTCAAGACGAGCTATGGCGAGTATCTGGATCCGCCGGTTGATTACGTTGCCTTGCAAAAGCTGGTGACGAATCTGGTGCCGACGAATCTCGGTACCGGCACGAATGAGTCTCAGGCATTTGTCGGACAGTGGGATCAGCTTGCTCTCGGTCTTCGCTCTTCGCTGCAGATTGAGGTGTCGCGTGAGGCTGGCTACTTCGATGGCAGCGCACAGCAGTCCGCATTCTCGAAGGACCAGACCGTTATCCGGGCGATTCTTCGCGCTGACTGGCAACCGCTGCACCTGGGCGCCTTCACTGAGGTTACTGGCATCCTTGCCAGCTAACGCATGCATGGGCAGCGGGCGATATCAACCAATATCGCTCGCTGCCTTCACCTCGGGGGGTGAATAGTGATCAAGGAATTTACCGAATCTGTTCGCAAGTCGGCTGCGAAGATATTCACATGGCCGAACCGATACCTCGCTGAACGGCCGGGCTATGCGTACACGTCCTCAGCTGAGTTTGTGACACCAGAGAAGTCGCTGGGCAGCTCCGCAGTTGCGGCTTCAGTCAGGCTCTTATCGGAGACCATCGCGGCTCTTCCTATCCACGTCTACCGTGACATTGGCAGGTCCAAGTCGGTCGAGATGGATCACCCAATTTATGACTTGCTGCACTCGAAGCCGAATGAGTTTCCAACCAGCTTCTGCTTTTTTCAGCAAGCGGTGTCGCACTGCCTTTTGCATGGCAACTTCTACGCTCTTATCGAGCGTGATTCCTCCGGCAGCCCTATCGGGCTGTGGCCGCTGAATCCTCAGGGGATGATTGTCGAAGCCTTAGAAGGCACCGTACGTTATTGCTATGCATATGGTGGACAGCGTAGCGAGTTTGCGTTTCGCGATGTGCTTCACTTCAAGGGTCCGTCGCTGAATGGCCTGGTGGGGATGTCGATTGTGCATATGGCTCGGGAGGGCATTGGTTTATCAATCGCGCAGGAGCAGCACGCTGCGAATCTGTTTCGCAATAATGCGCGGTTGGGAATGGTTGTGCAGTTTCCGTCTTTTCTCTCGCCGGACCAGAGACAGCTCTATGAGCACTCCTTCTCGGATAAGTTCGCCGGCGCGTTGAATGCAGGAAAGACAATCGTGCTTGAAGGCGGGATGACGATTGAGCCTGTTGGCTTCACCAGCGAGGATGCTCAGTTTCTGGAAAGCCGTCAATTCTCGGTTATTGAGATTGCGCGCTGGTTTCGTGTTCCGCCGACGATGATCGGCGATATGACTCGCGTCAGCTATTCAAGCTCTGAGAGTGAAATGCAGCTTTTCGCGATGCACTCCCTCGTTCCCTGGTGCGCAAACTTCGAGGATGAAATGAACTCGAAGCTGCTACCAGATCGGACGAAATTCCTGGTCAAGTTCGACGTGAACTCGATTGTGCGCGGAGACCAGCAAAGCAGGTACAGCGCGTACTCTCAGGGCCTGACGGCTGGCTTTCTAACCGTCGCTGACGTCCGCGAGGCTGAGGGCCTTCCCTACATCGCCGGGACTGAAGCGCTCAACCGTCCCGCCAACATGATCCCGCACGAAGGAGCGAACAGTGGAAATCCTCAACCAAACGCTTGAACTGAAGTCACTCGAAGACGATGGCAGCTTTGAAGGAATCGCGGCTGCCTACGGCAACATCGACTCGCAGGGCGACCGCATTGAGCCTGGCACCTTCAAGTCAGCCGAAGGCGAGCGGATCCCGTTGCTCTTCGCTCACAAGACAGACCAGCCGCTGGGATTCGCTACGGTCACTGAGACGCCTCAGGGCCTCATGGTGAAGGGTAGGCTGCTTCTGGATACCGTCGCGGGCGCTGAAGGTTACTCTCGCATGAAGGCGGGCATCCTGAAGGCGCTCTCGGTAGGTTTCAAGCTGCCTAAGGACGGATACAGTATCAGGGCCGGTGTGCGCGTCATATCGAGCGCGGTCCTGAAAGAAATCAGCCTGGTGATCTTCCCGGCGAATCCACTGGCCGCAGTTACGGCCTTGAAGCACGAAGAGCAAGAGGCTTCTCCTCTCGCTTCGCTGCTGAAGTGGATGTAGAGGTTGCCGCGGGCGCGGCGACGTCCCTGGAGGGAACAGAAGGCTATCTAGGGATCGATCGGCACCAGCTTCGCACTCCTTCCCGGAGCTGGTGCCGACCATAAGGGTTTAGGCAGTCTAGG